TTGCGTCGCCATCGCCTCGCGGCCCGGGAAGCTTCCAACACCCTGCGGGAACTTTTCCGCAAGGTCAAGGATGACCCGGCCATGGGCCACCATCACTACTCCCAAATCGGCGTGGTGTCGGTAGACAGGGAGCGAGCAAAGAACGCCGCGTACTCCGCCGAACGCTCCGTCTTTCAGCTCCGCATGGAAATCCGCGACCTCCTCTCAAAGTGAACGACATCCTTACCATTGCCATCGACCCCGGCGTAAACGGAGGCATCGCTTGGCACTTCAACGGCAAGACGACCGCGCTCCGGATGCCGCCGACGGACTTCGACACCTGCACCCTGCTTGCGAACGTCGCGAAGGGTTCGGACATCGTGGAACTTTACATCGAGCTTCCGCCGTTGTTTGTCGGTAAGAACATCCCGGGTTCTGCTGTCGGCAAGATGATGCTCAATTACGGCATCTGCTACGGAGCCGCCGTCGCCCTCGGATTCAAGATTCACTCCGTGCGTCCGCCTGTCTGGCAGAAGGCCCACCCGGTCGGCACGAAGGGGGAACAGACCACGACCCAATGGAAGAACAAGCTCAAGGCGCGGGCCTCTGAGCTGTACCCGGACAACCACGTCACCCTCGCTACGGCGGACGCGCTCTTAATCCTTGACGCGGGCCTCCGCCGGGCCATCAACTAATCTCCACCAACCACCATGCCCAAAGACAACCAACCCAATACGGCTCGCCAAGACTTGGTAGCCTTCCTCAATGCCATCGGCAACGTCTCCGCTGACCGCGTGAACCCGGCCTTCAAGAGCAAGTACGCTTCGCTCTCGGAGATTCTGGACACCGTCAAAGCTGTGGCCCGTGAGCATAACCTCGCCGTCCACCAGTCGCTCTCCTCTGCGGAGGGTCAGGTGCGCGTGACGACGGTCTTCCTTCACGCGTCCGGCGAGTCTCACGACAGCGGGACTCTTTCCTTCCTTGCCCCGGGCGACGCACAGAAGCTTGGGAGCGCCATTACCTATCTCCGCCGCCAATCCCTCCAGACTGCCTGTGGCATCTCTACGGACATCGACGACGACGGCGCGAAGGCATCCGGCCCGGCCTCTAGGCTTCCCGACCCTCACGGTCTTTTACAGCGCTCTAAAGAGGGTGCTTGGCACCACTTCATTCCGGCTGACAAGCTTCCGAAGGCTAAGGAGTACCTTGTCGCCAAGGGTTGGCTCGCCGCCGATGCGTCCATTGACACCCTCGGCAATCAGCACCAGATGGTCATCTCCGAAAACCAGACCGCCTTCCTCAAGGCTATCTCCAAGTGAGCCGCGACCAAGAAACGGAACTGAGCAAGGAGGTCACGCACCTCCGGCTCCAACTTCACCACGCTCAGATGCAAGTCGAGCGCCTGACCGGGACGGTCAACTACTTCCGCATCGAGGCCCGGGACTTTGAGTCCAAGTGGCTTCGGGTGATGGAGGAGAACGAACTCCTCCGCCGGGACGGAGTAACCCTCCGCCGCGAAATGGCGGACGAGCTTGAGGCTACGCGCCAAGACCTTGACCGGGCCAACGAAGTCATCGCCAAGCTGTTCAAGAAGAATGCCTGACCGACGAGCCAACCCTCCGACCGCCATGTCCCACATGGCTTCCAAGATGCCTCGCGAGAGCCATGCCTTGTTCCTTGTCATCGACGGAAGGGTTGAAAACCCGGAGTTCGTTGTCTGGGACAGGGACTCCTTCGCCGAGGAGCTTTGGAAATGGAAACGAAAAGAAGTCCGCGTCGCCGGGAGGAATGTCGAGTTCTGGGCAAAGCACGGTCAAGAGTTCTACCGAATCAATCCTAACGCGGTATGAGGCCCATAGCAAAACCCAAGCCCGCGCCGGGCGGCATCATCAAGCTCGCCGCCTCCACGCCGGAGCAGTACGCGTTGTTCATCTATCTGGACAGCATCCCCTACTGCGAACTTAAAGCCCGGCGCATGGCAGAGTTCACCGAGAAGCTTGCCGCATGGAAGCGGGACAACCTTGCCTCGCTCCGCCCTCCGGTCTGTGTTCGTTTCTTCATCCGCACCACGAAAGAGCTTGCCCCGGAGGAAGTCCGATTCTAAACCAACCCCATGACCAGCAAAGAAAACCTACAGCGACAGCTCGCCATTATCAGCGACGAGCTTTCAAACCTTGAATACTTCTGCGACACGGAGATTGTCGGCGACGATGCCCGCCACCTCCTCGACGACATCAAGGCCGCGAGCCGGGAACACCTCCGCGCGAAGAACACGCCGCTCACCGACCTGTCCGAACTGAAGCCGCTCTACGACCGCCTCAAGCGCGTCTACACTTCCATCCGCGTCATGCGGAACACCCTCGCCCAATGCGAGAAGGCAATCGACAAAGCCATTGAGTCATGCCATTCCGTCGCCCAGCACATCGAGGAATCGAACAAGCCGGACGACGAGTCTATCTAATCTCCCACCAAAACCAAACATGCCCGACATCATCAACACCAGAAAAGAATACGACGCTCTCGCCGCCCTGAACTACTCCGGGTCCAAGGAGCTTCTCAAGTCCCCGGCCCACTACCGGGCCTACATCACCGCACCGCGCGAGGAGACGAAGGCTCTCCGCATTGGTTCGTTCGTCCATCACAGCGTCCTTGAGGCGACCCCGGCTACCGACAAGTACGCCGCCCTCCCCGAAGGCATCGACCGACGCACCAAGGAAGGCAAGGCCGCGTATGAAACATTCCTCGCCGAGTCCGCCGGAAAGACTGTCCTGACCGCGGAAGAATGGAAGCTTGGCGACAATGTCTCCTTGGCGATGCTCCGCGCCCGGGACTCCCTCGGGGTCAAGTTCACTAAGACCGAGTTCATGTTCAGCGTAGATTACTGCGGCGTGACCATCAAGTGCGCCATCGACGCGCTCGGCGACGACGGCTACCTGTACGACCTAAAGACCACGGAGGATGCCTCGCCTCGCGGCTTCCTTCAGTCCGTTCGCAACTACCGATACAACCTCCAAGCATACTTCTACCGCCTCGCTTACGAAGCCGCGTTCAAGACCCGGCTCAATGGCTTCCGGTTCATCGCCGCGGAAAAGGAAGCTCCCTACGAGTTCTCCGTCTACGAGCTTGGCCCGGAGCTGATGACCCAAGCCAGCTTCGATTTCGAGAAAGCGGTCAGCACCTACAAGTCTTGCGTTGCGCTCGACGAGTGGCCCGGCTACGGTTCCGATGTGAAGGTCATCGACCTGTCCGCAAAGCCCGCGGCCTCCGAGGGAATCAAATTCGCCTAATGTCCACCATCGGCCCTTTCATCCTCATCACCTATTCCCACCAACCAGAAATCATAATGAACCCTCCCAACAACGAACTCCCGCCTCTCAAGAACATCGAGAAGTCCGGCATCTATCTCCTCAAGCTCACCAAGCCGAAGGACGACAAGATGCTGGAGCGCTTCAAGGTCAACAAGAAGGGCTTCGCCTCCTGCCGCCTGTTCTTCGTCGACGGCGATGGCAACTGCATGACCAAGAACTACTCCGTCGAGTTTGGCAAAGGCCTCGCGATGCTTGTCGGAAAGATGACGGGCAAGTTCTGCCCGGAAGCTCCCACCTCCATCACCGTCGAGAACCTCATCCGCTACGTCGAACCGGCCTTCGGCAAGAAAGCTACCATCGAGCTGGAGGTCACTCCGGACAAGGAATGGAACGGCAAGATGCAGTTCAACTACAAGCTCAAGAAGATTACGCCTCACACCGCGCCGTCCGCCGACTCTGACATCCCTGAGTCGTTCTCCTCCGCGGCCGACCAAGAGGTTCCGTTCTAATAATGGCCGTCCTTACTCGCATGAACAACGTCATCCTCATCACCGGGTATGCCCGTGCGGGTAAGGACACCCTCGCGGACGGCATCGCCCTATCCGCGAGCGGCCCGGTCGCCCACCTGAACTTCGCCGACGTCCTCAAGCAAGCTTGCGACTCCTACATGCAGTCGCTGGGCATCGGAGGCTCGGGAGCGACCAATACTTTCAGGAACGAACCTTTCAAAGTTCGCCATCGCGATTTCCTCGTTTCCGCCGGGAAGTTCGCGAGGTCACTTGACCGGGATGTCTTCGCGCTGGCGTTTACGCGCCAATGCCAGCTCATTGCCCGGTGCAACAACAGCCTTGGCATCGGAACGACCATCGTATGCTCTGACTGGCGGTACATCAATGAGGTCGGAATCGTAAGCTACATCCTTCAGAAAGAAGGCCTCTGGAATGTCCACAAAGTCATCGTAAGGACTTCTGGGGTAGAAGCCGCGAATGAGGAGGAGGGTAAATCCATAGGTGAAATCACGCGCGAGGTCGCGTTCGACCACGACTACACCTTCCTGCCTGAATCGCGTCAGAGAATCCTAAACGAAGGCAAGGACTTGGCCCGCAAGCTTGGCCTTTGACGATGACATGGTCTGCGACAGCAACGGGAAGCAACCCCTGTCATTCTCAGAACGATGCGAGATACTTGGCATCAGCCCGGCCCGCGCAAAGTTCCTCATGGCTTGCGAGTTCCACAAGAAGGATAAAGTCCAGCCATACGACGAGTCAGTCCTTGTCCGTGAGGCATTCCGCCTCGGCATTGGATTCAAAGACACAGCTGAGATGATGGGCTTCACCAGCGAGAAGCTTGCGTCCTTCGGAATCCCGTTCCCGAAGCTGTCCGCATTCCCTCCGCCGCCCGGGCCGCAGAAGACTTACAACCTGTTTACGCCTGACCCGGTTGACCCGGTCAAATGCCATAACTGAACTTATGAAAGAGAAACCAATTAAGTTCGTCTTCGCCGCTGATAGTCACGGGGACATGGCCGATGCCGAAAGCCTCGCCGCGCTCTACGCTTACTGCAAGGACTTCAAGCCGGACATTCGAATCGCTGGCGGTGACCACTTTGACATGCGCTCGCTACGCAAGGGAGCGATGTCCGATACCGAAGGGGCGGAGTCCCTCAAGGAAGACGTCGAAGCCGGGGTTGACTTTCTCCACAAGTTCAGGCCGACCTATTACCATAAGGGTAACCATGAGTATCGCCTTTCCGCGATGTCCCGAATGCATCCCTCCGCCGTCGTCCGCGACTACTGCACGGACTTGGAGGCGAAGATTGACCGCGAGGCCCGGAAGGCCGGGGTCAAACGAATCCTGCCTTACCACGGGAAGCGCGGACTCCTACGCATCGGGCCGCTCTCGTCGCACCACGGCATAGGCTCAAACCTCACCAAGCTAGGGATGCACTACGCGACCGAAGGCGGACTGTTCATGTGCGGCCACGGACACACCGGGCATCAGGTAAACCTCCCGAAGCATAACGGCGGCGCGGCATACATGGCTCCCTGCCTTTGCCGCATTGACGACATGGAATACGCGGCAAACTACCTCGGGACTGCGCGATGGAACAATGGCTTCATCGCCGGGTGGTTCAGCGGCAACGATTGGAAAGCTTGGATAATCCACCGCATCGGTGAACAATGGCTCTGGCAGTCTGACCTTACTGTCTGGACTCCGCCGAAAGGATTACGCAAATGAACCACGACGACGACACTTGCCCTCACCTTGTCCGGGCGAGCCTACTGGAAGCCGAGAACGCCCGCCTCAAGGCCGAGGTCGAGCGGCTGACCAAGGCCATTGATTTGACTATCATCGACCTTGATGA